GCACACGACTATTCGGCCACGTTGAATGCCGGAAAATATGATCAACCAACGCTGAACAGTAAGTTTCCTGAATTCTTTGGACAAAAAACACCAATGGCCCGACCAGAAGAACAAAACTTTATGTTTCCGGGAGTACCAAAAAATCAGTCATCAGTAAACAGTGATCAGTCAACAGTGAAACCATTGACAAATAAAGAAGCAAAGAAAACTATTTATGGTGAAATGCCAGGCGTTACCAAGATAGGTGATGTTTCTATATTACCTACAGGTGGCGGTTATCAGAATACAAAAGGAAAAGCAAATGTAGAAGAACTTCCTGCACAAATAAAAGAAGTTTCGGTACCTACACAATCGGTTTATGGAGATGCACCACAACTGAAAGTACAAACGATCACCACCGATCCTGATGCACCGGTGAATGATTACGTGCCGAATGAATATGAAAAAGCCATGTTCAAACAAGCTCAGACTATTTCGAAAGGAGTAACAGAACAAGAATTCAAACCACAATTTTATAAAGACGTAGCGCAAGGAGCTATAAATTCGTTAGCCGGAATTGGTGGATCCTCATTAAAAGGAATTGGAGATATAACGAGCAAAACTGAAAGTTTAGCCGGAGTAGACTTTTTTGATAGTTATGGAAAAACAATTCAGGACCTTGGAGAAAAAGCCAGTAACTACGCACGTAAAAATTCAAATGATTCACCCGGTCAGAAAATCGGTGGTTTGTTACCACTTGCCGGTGCTGCGGTTGCGGATATAGCATCCGGAGGAGCATTGACCCCCGCCATAACAGGCGTATTTGCAGCGTCAGGTTATGGAGATGGATTGGAAATGTACGACGAAGTAAACAAAGGAAAAGAAACCAACGAATATGCACGTACAGGAGCGGGACTTCTTTACGGAGCAGTAATGGCCGGAGCAGCTAATTATTTGGTAGGTAAAACTATTCCGAAAGGTATTTTATCAGAAGCCGTACAATCCGTATTCAAATCAAACCCTGAATTGTTGCGGACAGGCGGTGAAGCAGTTATGAATTCATTTGCGAAAGCACAGCCATCTATCGTAAAACAACTCATGCGAAACACACTGCATGGCGTTGGCACCATGGAAGCAATGGACTTGAGTAAAAATGCCATTGATGAAATTTATGGAAAACATCACGATCTGAAAGAATGGATAAATACAGCTACAGAAGCAGCAGTCACCGGCGCTATCTTTTCGGGGCTTACTTCTCCATTCTCTATTCATGCACAATCCAAAGCTAACATAGAACGCAGAAATGCACAGGGACAAGTAGCAATTACTTTTGATGAAAAAGGAAAACCGGTTGAGATACTAAGTGGTAACAAAGGATTGACACCCGAAGGAAAAGAAGTAACCTTGTCGGAAAACAGTTTGAATAATGCTTATAGCATGACCACTACCGACTTCAACAATGCATTAAAACAATATGCTTCGACAGGAAAAGCAACCATCAACGAAAGAGATGTGTTTTCGAACAAAGTAACCGGAACATTGACAAGACTTGCGAACAATGGAAATGTAACCGTGGCCAGAGATGAAAACGGAAATGCATTGTATGTGATTGGAAAAAACAATGACGGCCTAATGGGAATGGATGTAAGCGGTAATGTTGTGAATATACCGAAAGAATCACCTATGGAATCGGCCAACATAGCTGACGTGCATCAATCGATACTACACGAATACGACAAGCGCAACGCATTTTATCAAGAACCAACCTACCAACAAGCCATCAGTAACCCTGAAAGCATAGTAAATCCAACAATACCTACTGACGTGGATGTAATGAACCCACAACCACACATTGAAACAGGTATTAAAGCTGCGGAAGCTAAACGGGTAATGGATGAACAGTTGAACGGTTTAGGAATACAGTTTGATAATACAGTGCTTACACTTGACCCGGAAGTAAAAAAACAAGTATTGGCAGATGTGATGAATGATACACAGCTCAATGAACCACAAAAGCAATCGATCATCAATTATTTATCGACTACATCAAAATCGATACAACTGGAAAATGCTGCACAGGAAGCATTGACAACCAAATTACAGCAAGCACAACAACAAGTTGAAAAATCGGTGAACCCTACTACCGGAACACTTGTAACTGCACGAATAAAAGGCGGTGATGAAAATGAATCATTCCCTGTTATTTCGGGATTGGCCGTAACGAAAGACGAAAGTAAACAAGACCAACCTTGGATGGTTGATCCTGAGAAATCAGAACAAGCCGTTTATTATAAAGATGCTGACGGGAAAACGCAAGTTACCACAGCCGATAATATGGAAGTAGTGAGCAATACTACTCCGGACGAACAACTGGCTATGCTCCAAGAGCAATACGCGCAGGAAGATGCGATGAGACAACAGGCTATTCAGTCAGCAGTCAGCAATCAGCAGTTATCAGTTCAGACCCCAAACACCCAAATGGGGGATTCAGATAGCCAAGTTTCTGAAAATGGTGATCAGGAAGTTGCAAATCCGTTGGTGAATGTTCCTATTGAAGAATTGGAAAGTCAGTTATCTGCTATAGATGATGCGTTGGAGTCGGGAGTTTTAAACGATGAACAGGCTAATGAATTGTTGAAACAGAAAGATGTTATTCAGGGGGCGATAAACAGTAAACAGTCAGCAGTCAGCAGTGAACAGTCAACAGTTAGCAATGATCAGTTATCAGAAAATAGTCAAGAAAACCCCTCATCCGTCAGTGGACAGTCGGGAGATGTCAATGAGCAAGTAACAACAGTTGATAATACGCCACAATATCCGGTATTGGAAGATGGAACACCTGATTTTGATAATTTTAGCGACGAACAGTTATTCAACTATAATCGTGAGCAGTTTGGGGAAGAAGCAGCACTAACTGATTTAAAGGATGAAATAAAAGCAGTAGAAAAACAAATAGCAACTAAGGACAAAGCAATTTTAAAAGCCGGAATGAAAGACCGGGTTAAGCTAAGAACAGAAGCGAAAGAACTTAGTGATAGGTTGAATGGATTAAACTCTTTATTAACCCCTCCACCTTCGGGTACTCCCCTTGAAATGGGAGATTTGAAGAGCCAAGTTTCTGAAAGCTCTGATAATAATTTAAATACATTAGAAAATGAACCAACATCAGCGCAGGAAAGCAATACGGGCAGCATTGAAAACAGTGATCAGTCAACAGTCAACGGTGAGCAGTCAGCAAATTCCAACAATACAGATGAAAGCAAAATTAAAAAACAAGCTGAGCAGAGATTAAATGATTACTTTGATTCTGTAGAAGAAATGGTTTATCCTGAAGGAGATAAATTTTCAGGAAAGAAAGATTACACTGCGAAGAAAGGAGATTTTATTTTGAATATTCGTCCGACAAAAGATGGTTATCAACTGTTTTTAGGAGAACCACATATTGGATTAGATAATATCAAAACACCAGGACAAATAGAAAGTTGGTTTCCTACAACAGATAAAGAATTTTCGAATAATATTGATTCAGCAATTGAATTAATTGAAAAATATTCGACAGAAAACACAGGAGTAGACCAACAGATAGCCGAACAAGAACATAATACTAACCCTACTGAACTTCAAAAACTAAGTGGCGGTTATGAAAAGCCACATGTTGTTGTGAATGATATGCCGATTCAGATTGAAAATGCGATTGGTCATACACGTTCGGGAGTAGATGAAGATGGTAAGGCATGGGAACATGTAATGAAATCGCATTATGGTGATTTTATTGGAACAAAAGGTTATGATGGTGATCCTATTGACGTATTTGTAAAATCGAATACTCCGGAAGATTGGAACGGAATGGTATATGTGGTGGATCAAGTAAAAACCACCTCACCCCAAACCGCTCTCCTTGATGAGAGGGGGGAAGAAAACCCCTCCGCTTCGCTCGTCCCCTTAGAAAGGGGACAGTCGGGACAAGAAAAAGCGCAATTTGACGAAAGTAAGGTAATGATTGGATATGATACACCAGAAGAAGCAAAAGATGCTTATATGGAGAATTACGATCCCGATTGGAAAGGATTTTCATCTATTACTCCTGTTGCGGTTGATGATTTCAAAAAATGGTTGTATGATGGAGCAAAACAACGAAAACCGTTTAGTGAGTATGTAGAAAACAAACCCCTAACCCCTGAAGGGGAACAAGACGATGCTGTATCATTCCAGATTAACCCTAATGAGATAATAAAAAATAGCGTATATTTGCGTGATGATTATTCTTCAGTGGAAGAAAAGCATGCAGACAGAGTATCGTTAGTACGTGGTATTGAAAGTTCATTTGGATTTAAAGAGTCGTTTGTACCAACTGACAGAACAGATTTTATTCAGAAATTATCTGAATATGCTACTAGCGAAATTCGTGAAGATGAAAAATATTTTATCAATTCAGGTCAAATTGGAGGTGCATTAGCAGGTAAAAATATCATTATTAATGCAATGGATGCCAACAATGAAAAAGCACTGGCAACAACTATATTGCACGAAAATGCCCATTTGATAGTACATAATAACTTCTATGAAGTAAATTTTGATTCGGCAAAGGAATATATGTCGGAACTTGAGAATATCTATCTGAACGAAATTGAAAGGGAAAAATATACTGAGGATCAGAAAGCCGATGAAGTAATGGCTTATGCAACTCAGGCACTATTAAATAAAAATACAATACAGAATATTATCGATGGAAACGTAGATTTAAGCGATGTACATGAAGCCATTCAACCACAAATACAAAAAATAGTAAACATTATACAATATGAAAACAATTTATATCGATCTAGCAGGAGCACACGCTCAATTGAACCTAACAGACGAACAGTATCAAGAAATTCAACGGCTGTTGGAAGAAGAAAAGGGCCAACCAAACCAAAGAAGTCTAAAGGAACTGGCATTAGTAGCAATGAAGAAATACCCGATGCCATCGACATCGACGGAAAGCAGCGAAGTACCACCAACAGTTTAGGGAAACCGATACACGGTACCGAAGAAGGAATACGGAATTTTTATAAATGGTTTGGTGATAGTCAGGTTGTTGACGAAAGTGGACGGCCATTGGTGGTTTATCATGGCGGAGCAAGCAAAGTAACCAAATTTGACACAGAAAAAGCAGGAACAGTAAAATATAGTGATTGGGGAAATGGAATTTATTTTACTCCAAGTGAAGGATATGCAGACATGTATAGAGCTGATTATGCAAAAAGTTCTGATAAAATTGCTAATAGATTGTATGATGAATATGTAGAAGTCGCAAAATCATTTGGAACTACTCCAATGGATAAATCAATCGATTTAAGCAATGAAACTGAAAAACTTAATCAGCTAAAAAAATTAGAATATAAATGGAGAGATAGACTTGATAAAATAAAAAATACACGAGGAGAAGTATATCCAGTTTATCTGAACATATCAAATCCAATGCGTTATAGATATGAAGGAATGACAGATCCATTTTTATCACAAACTGCAAAAGATGGAGGTAATGACGGTATTATTGTAACTCCAATGACCGAGTATGTTGTTTTCTCACCTAACCAAATAAAATCAGCCACTGGGAATGATGGTTCCTTCTCGCCGGATGATACAGATATACGTTATCAGATATTAGGTGAAAATGGAGCTAAAGCATTGGATGAAACCGATGCTTCGACAGGCTCAGCAACCTCACGTTTGAATGATTTGAGAGTAGCTAAGGAAATGGAAGCTACGAAGACACCACAAGAAATACGCCTGGCAACCGGTTGGGAAAAGGGAGTAGATGGAAAGTGGCGGTATGAAGTGGCGGACGGAAAACTAAGCGGTACACTAACCAGTGAACCAGTTTCATTGTCGGAAGTATGGAGTGATGAACAATTGTTCACTGCTTATCCACAACTGAAGGGAATCAAAATTAATGTAGAACCTTTCAACGGAAAATATTCAGCAATGAATTTTCCTGACGAAAATAAGATAACCGTTTACCAATCGCGTAACGGAAGCATACCACAAAGTGCCAATTCATTTATTACACACGAGATACAACATTCTATTCAGGAGATAGAAGGTTTCTCGTTGGGATCCAATATCGACAACGAGATAGACAAGGTGAATGCAAAAGCCAATAACCTTACTTTTGAAGAGTACAAAGATGCTATTTCATCGTTTGAGACAGAGCTTGAGAACAAAAAACAAGAGTTGGACCAGATCAATAATTCGAAAAGGTGGAATAAGAGTTGGAAAGCTTCCGGCGTAGAAGTGGAAATAAACAAACTGAAAGCCGAACTTAAAAAACTTATCAATACTACTGCATCCGAACAGGAAGCATTTGAAAACTATCGTAAGTCGGCCGGAGAAGTAGAAGCGCGAAACGTACAATCGAGACTGGAACTTACACCGGAAGAACGCCGGAATACGTTACTTGCTGAAACTGCTGACATAGTACCTGAAAATCAATTATTAGAAATAACTGCTACTAAACCTAAATATAGTGCATCCTTATCCGATTATGCTGCGGAGATAGTGAAGTATAACGATGAGATAAAAGCTATTGAGGACCGTAAGAAAGTACTCAAAAAACAACATGAAGATAAACAGATTAGTAATTTAGATTTTTCCAAAGAGGTAAAGAGCCTGAATGAAGAGAAGTTTGATATTCAAACGAAGGTAAAGCGGATTGAAGCCGGGACAAGTAAGCCGGAAGACTTTGAGCCAATACAGAAACCCAAAACACATGCCGAAAAGCTATTGACTAAACGCAATGGAGCGAAAGACTATGCCATGCGTAAATTGGAGCTTTTGGCGCACAACAATAATACTCCTGTAGATTTGAGTTTAACCGCACTGAATACCCCTGAAAACATTTCCCATAATTTAGAAGTAGCGAAAACGCAGGAAAATAATGGAACTGATGGTGAAACAGTATTGAATACTACAGGTTGGATAAAAAATGAAACCGGAACGTGGGAATTTCCGAAATATAAATTAGAAGAAAACGAATTACCGTTATATGAACGAAATTTTTATGAAGGACTAGACACTTATGTTCAAAAGAATGGTAATGCCGGGAGCCTGAAAGCAAATATTGAAGAGTATGTAAATCATATCAACTCTTTAGCACGCGAAAAGGCTATAGGATTAGAAGCGGAAAGAATGAATTCTATTACTGATGCCGATATTCCCGAATATGATAGTGACAAAGAAGCCGAGGTACTTGCGAAAGCAATGGGGAGTATTGACGAACTGGAAGAAATTGAGCGCAAACAAGCTAATGAACTCAAAGAGTCAATAGGAACAAGTACTGACATAGATTTCCTTATGCAGCAACTCAAAGAAAACCGCAAAAAACAAGGTACAGGAATAACAACAAAAGTAAAAATAGTAGCACAAGAAGTAAGTGATTATATCCGCGTTGCGGTAGGAAAGGATATTGTAGATGTAATGTCGGAGCGAGAATTTAAGTCGCTTATCAATAAACTGGAAACAGCAACAAGTACAGGCAGTTTGCGTACAGCCATGAAAGCCGTAAACCAAACCATACAGCAGATAGTAGTACGAAAGAACCGGGCTATTATACGTGGATTTGTAAACGGAAAAATATTAAATACTTTCTACCTTTACGAATTAGATGCTGCGGTTAGAACAAACAACCAGATAACACCTGAATATTCAAATTTGATTGATAACGATTTGATGAATACGCTATCAAATCTCAATTCGTACAACCGCTATTTTGAGATACAAGGCAAAAACAAACAAGGTGTAAGCATTGCAAGGAATGTAGATGAAGGTACACGCCAAATAATGCAATTTGTGCGCGATTACAAAGACTTAAGCCGAGAACAGCTAATCACACTGGAAAACGAATTAAATGAGCAACGAAGCGAACTAAACGCTAAAGAAACAAATAAATTACCTGAAGAATCAAAGGCAGCACATAACCGCTTGCTATTACAAAATGAGCGCAAACAAATAGCCATTGAACAGCTCAGACGGTTAGCCGACATAAAAGACATAGAATCCGATATAAAACTACTGAAAGATACAGACTGGCAAGATGAAACATTCCGTGGAGAAAAAGCAAAGTGGGAAGTGATCATAGAACGTCAAAAAGACCTTGAACGTGTACAAATGGAAAGCATACGTAACTTTGCCACATTACTTGATACTGGGCGTAACCTGCTAACACAATGGAAACAAAACGAGCAAAAGCACAACGATGACATAGCATCCGAAGCATTGGCAGCAGTTACAGAAAAATCCGTAAAAACGCAAGCCGAAGAAAAAGCCAATCCAACCATTAAAAGAAGATCATTACTCAGCACATGGTGGCGAACTCCTCTTACCAGTTTTGAATTTATGTTAAGCAACATTGATCGCAATCACCCAACTGGAGAAGGACCGATGTACAGAAGGTGGATGCCGGAACTAACACAAGCAAGTGATAAGTTTTATAACGGATATAATAAATTCAGATCAGACGTAAAACAAGCCGTACAAGAAATATTTGGAATGAAGTTAGAAGACTTCACTAAAGACACACGGAAAGATAGCGGAATAGCAATAAATTATAAAGTAGCCGATAGTGCGGTAGAAGGCGAAGCACCAACAACCGAAACAATACAAATGACTAAAGGCGAACTGATGTATGTATGGCTAACGTGGCAGCATGCTGATGGCCGTGAGAAATTGGAAGCCATGAACATAACTGATGCAGATATTAAAACCATTGCTAAAACATTAGGAGATAATTATATTGAATTTGCAAAGTGGACTCAAAACTACCTGAACGAAAGCCGGGAGAAATATAACGAAACTCACAATGCAGTATTTGGTACCAGTATGGGAAAAATACATAACTATTTCCCGCTAAAATATGCAGAGAAAGACTTAACTCCACAAGGAACCGTTGACGAAATTAATCCATCTTTGCCAAGTACCATGACTGGAGCAATCATTAATCGTGTTCGCACTAAAAAACATATAAAACTTGATGAAAACTTTCTGGACACACTGATGGAGCATGGTGAAAAAATGGAAAGTTGGAATGCCTATGCAAAGTTGCGGAAAGATTTGAATGTGTTGTTGAAAAACAAAGAATTCCGTAACCGAATGGAAGCTAACAATACAGGACTATTCGAAGATTTTGAAAATGCAGCAAAGATAGCCGTAGATGCTAACCAACTAAGACCAACAGATGTAGAAACAGCATTTGTAAATGTAACCAGACGCTTACAAGGTGCAGCCATTGCCGGAAGAATTAATACAGCATTAAAACAAAGTACTGCTGCTGTATCGTATGTTTTTTACAATACCGATCCAAAATACTATGCAATGCTTGCAAAGAACCTAAAAGATGCATCGCAAGTAGCTAAAACCATAGCATGGGCAAAAGAAAATCTACCAACCTATGCCGAACGTGTAGGATTAGGGAATTTCGGTAATGAAAAATTATTATTAGAGCGTTGGGAAAATAGCCTACAAGCAGCCGGAAAAGATAAACGCACCGGAAAAGTAGGAAGAGCAATAAACAAAGTCAGTCAGGCAATAACCGAAAAAGGCATGTTACCCAATAAATGGGTAGATGGATTTATATTTGCATCCGGAAGCCATGCAATATACGAATACGAAAAGCAACGCTATGTGAAAGCAGGATTTTCCGACAGTGAAGCAGAGCAACGGGCTTTATTTGATGCAGCTAATTATAGCAATAAAGTATCGCAAAGTTCCAATCCGGCATATCTGGCACCAGTTCAAAAAAGCAAAACATGGTGGGCACAAAGTTTCACTACATTTATGAACTCACAATTTGCATTTGGACGAAATGTACACGAAGGCGTTACACAATTATACCGAGCTGTAAAACAAATACCAATACTTACAAGTGAAAATGAAGCTGCAGGTATGAACCCAGAAGAAGCCAAAAAACAGGCACAAAAAACAGTGATTAATGCTAACGGAAAATCCGTATTAAAAATACTGTACAGCGGATTGATAGCAAACTTCATATTCCAGATGTTTGATACAGTATTTAGCTCAATAATCAGCGGAGGTGGTGGAAATGATGAAGATGAAAAACAAAAGAAAATAATTGATGCTGCATGGAAATCGCCATTAAGTAATATATTTGGAGGAAGCAATATCATTTCAGTAATAGAAGGCTATGATCCAAAGAGTTTATTAGACAGTGAAACAAGCAAAGCAGTACGCGAATTAAAATCGACAGTAAAGGATGGATTCAGCACTGAAACTGCAAAATTGGCCATACAATATGCTATAAAATTTTCATTAGGTTTAAATGTAGAAACACTGGCCAATATATACACAGGAATAGAAAAAGGAATAATAGAAAAAGGTGGTGCTGTGATGGCTTATCAGTATATAACTAACGTACCCAAAAGTGTACGCGAAGAAACAGCCAAAAACAAACTTATCCCAGGTGAAAGTATAGCAGAATTTGCAAAACGGATATCGGATGCAAAAAATACAGAATTGAAAGATGCAGATCTGAAAGAAGTAATTTTGAAGAAAGTATATTCTGATAATGGAGATATGAGTAAGTTTAATAGGCTGAATGAATTGGCTACTGAATGGGAAAAATTACAGAAAGCCGAAAAAGATAGTGAACAACACTCGGACCGATATAATGAGTTAGAAAAAATGGATAAAGACTATGTACTTACTGATTTCTATAATAATGTAACTGGTGCAGTAAAATACTATAAAAAATCAATGAAAGCCGGCAACGAAATTAATGCTGAAGAGATGGATCAGGACAAAAAGATAATTGACGAACTGATAAGTAATTTCGAAGAAAAATAGTTGTTTGTATGTTTATAAAAAAAGAGTAATTCGTAATTTCAGAATTACTCTTTTTAATTTTAGAAAATAATGATATATATTTGCTGAAATTTTAAATACTATAATATGAAAAACAGATTTATTATTGTTTCGTTGTTTATTTTTATATCAGTAGGTTTATTTAGCCAACAACAAAATAAGGTTGTAGTATATCAAGATACTGATATTGAAGTATCAGTATTTTTAAATTCAATAGTAAAAGAAAATGAATACATAACATTCTGGTCTAATTGGGAATATAAAACACAAAAACCAAGAAATGAATTGATTAATAATTTAATTAATATAATAAAAAAATATGATAAAGATAAAAATATAGATTTCATTAAATGGTCTTCTTTTAAAAGTATAAAAGAACAAGTATGTATTGATGTATCAGATAAAACAATAAATATACTGCAGTACATATATTATACTAATTCAGGAAATTTTTTGTATCAATATAAACATAATGAAAGATCATGGGATGATATTATTCCAGAAACACCAGGAGAGTATATTTTTAATTTTGTATCAAAATATTCAAAAACAAAATAAACAAAGCCTTGCGATTATGCAAGGCTTTGTTTAATTTATTTTTTACTATCGAGTAATCCGGGATAAAGAATAAGTTTTTTATTGATAGTAGAATGAATAAAAATTCTCCCTTTTTCAGTCCATGCAACGTAAACAGCTATTGATACTTTAGCACCTGGTGATACTTCAATATTTGTTAGTGCTTTATGATATCCTTTGTCAACATAATGAGAATATAACATCCATCTATCATTGTGTTTGTAAATAATACCAAACTTATTTAGTAATTCATTCAGTTTACGTCCACTAGTTCCAAGCTCGTGAGCAATATAACTGGTGGTATAGGTATTTTCAGATGAAATTAAATGATCGAAATATGTTTCTTTTATAGTGAGTATTAAATTACGACGTCGTATTTCTGTATTTTCAGACTCAAGAGCTAATACTTTCTTTTCGACATTATCCATTCGCAAAGCAAATCCATATGTATCGGAATGAAGTATAGCTTCCATATTATTGAAAGCCTTGATATAATCAATTTTGAAATTTAATGCTTGCTTTCCAGTAAATCCCATTACAAGTAAAGTAAAACCATCTCTATCCATTATAAACATTGGTTGAGATTGATTTCTTTCGTTTAAATATGTAGTTTCTATAAACATACTACTCACTGCGCAATTTTGCGCAGTGAGATTTTTTACTGATCTAATAACATCTCTATGATTTTTTCCAAACTTTTCAGCCACTAACAAACTATTTGTTAGTGCATGGTTGTTTTCACCTTTAAATACAAGTTCGTCCATATAATTAGATTTGTGATTAGTTACTTAAAGAAGAGTTATTCATTATGCATTTAGAAGATTGAGCTCTATACTGGCTTTTGATGTACGCAATGTAAATGGAATGAATACATGAAAGAGCAGATACCATATCTTCGTAAGCAGTTTTAGTAGTAACGTCGGATATAGAACAAGCCACATCGGAAGAAAAAGTAATAAATCCTATTTTATCGACAGAATGAACGATAGATAACAGACCATTATGAAGATTAGTTACATATTCCATCTCTTCAGTATCATCTTTGGATATTTTTGACAGCCATTTAGGATCATTGTTTGAACTATTGAAAACAGCTAAGAAAGGACTTACCAAAGGACATAAGCGTTCGAGATCGACAAGAATACGCATTGTTTTGGTAAGAACGATAAGACATGAAATATCCTCATCGGAGTCATATCCATTTTGAATTGCTTCCAACATTTCCATAAGCGCAATGGAACACATGCGCGGGAAGTCGAAAAATCGGCCGAAAGAATGATAGATTTGATTAGGAGTTAATCCGAAAAGAGTTTCAACACTTTCGCAGTTGGGCGTGCTTGTATGCGTACTATTATTCAGCATACTTACATTTTTCATTTCCTTGGTCATGTTCATGAAAATAGAAGTAATAATATGGAAAAGGCTGTTCGCCTCCCAGTTTTCCGACCAAGGAACTATTACACAAGTGCAATAGGAACGAGGGATTTGAACAGCCTTATATCTTTACAGATAATAGCAGACAAATAGATGCAAAATTTCCTATTGCAAACTTGTTATTTTAGTTCCTTGGTCGTTGAACGATGCAAACATACAATAAAAGTTTGAAATAAGAACAAAAAAATCAGATTATTTTTATGTAAAGTGCTGTGTAGTAGCACAAAGGCTACATAATAAGAATTATTGTAGCGTTTAGACTACAAAGATAATTATTTTCATCTAAAATCAATAAAACTTGTAAGTATTAATTTTTACTTTTTCTCCATTGATTAATGCTAATACAGAACCTTTGTTCCATCCGACACTGATAGGTTCAGTAGTTAGTTCCGCTTTAAATTCACCAACTAATTTTCCAATAAGTTTACACTTGTTCGTTTTTGCAAGGAAATAATCACCCTTTCCATCTTGATAAATAAAATATTTTTTCATGTTTTGATGTCACTTACCTGTACAGTGAGAGGTTTTTAGTATTGGGTTATTTTTATTTTTGGGGACATTGGGGACGGTTGGGAAAATTAAATTGCCCAAGGCGTAAGTTCAGGATTTTTATAGACACTACCTATTTTAATTGCCTGACCTTTTTCGCCCATTTGAAGTCCAACATGACATGACTGTGTTTTATCTTCAAACTGTATTCTAAACTGACAAGAATTTTTTTCATATCGAATTACACCCAATGCTTCTTGATTGGGCCATTGAATAATATCACCTTCATGTAATGGGATATTTTTATAATCAGATACTCCAATAAAATTTCCTCCAAACATAATTTAATATCACTTACCTATACAGTGAGAGGTTTTTAAATGTTTATTTTAGGATGTAATGCAATTAAACTAGCGTGTATAGGATCAATAGATCCTGTAATAGAATGACTGAATCCAATAGCAGGATCAAATCCAACAATGTACTTATCATAACTGACAATCTGAGTACCATTAAGTAAAGATTCTGAATCGGAATCAGTATTTAGAAATTTCAAACTTCTATTTAAAATATCACGACCCATTGACTCATGCATATTTTTAATCTTCATTCTTTCTTCTTTACGAGCAAATTTGCACAAGCGAAAGAATGATTTTGTATTACTACCGGAATAAGATATGTTTTGGTACATGCTGCAAGAAACGGAACCGGTGAGTGGGTTCTGTGATTCTTTTATAGCAGGAAAAGAAGGATGAATGTTGCGGGTAAATCCTTTTTTCAACTCTTTTTTGAGTTTACGAGGTAGCTTGAGTAATTTGTTTTTACATGGTAGTTTCATCGTTTTTTATTTTTATGGGGACGTTTGGGACTATCTGGACTATTCAGATATGAATGTTTGAAAGATGGATCATCTTTTAATATTTCATATTCAGCAGGAGAAACAATAAAATCATACTGCATACCTATACTTTTGTAATATTTGTACTTTTTATCAGGATCATTAGAATCAATATAATTTCCGACATTTAATATCCCACAAATATGTTCAGGAATTATTAATTCACGTTTTACAATTTCCTTTGGATTATGACAAAACACAGTTTTAAAAACCTGTTCAAATGACGCATTTTCAGGTAATACAATAATATGTTTATTATATTCTTCTTCAGTAATTTCTACCCAATTATGATTATGTTCTATTCTCATGTTGGTAATTCATTTACTTTGTTGATAATATCAGGGACATCGTGTATGTTTCCGGCAATAGTACAAATATCGTCATCAGTTCCATGAGCTAGTGAAAATTGTATTTCGCAGATGGCCGAGACTGTTTCCATACCATATCCGGCATGGTAATACACATCACCGTCGTAATACTCACCGTATTTGTTTATGTGGCGGAGCTGCCCAACGGTTTCAGGTAGTACTTCAATTTCCTTTAAGATCGTTTCACGAGAATATGGCTGTATTTCTTCCTGAAGAATGAAATGTTTACGCATAATCGCTTTTTCGGCATAGAATCCGTACACCCATTCAGTAGATTTATCTTTGCGCTTAGCGCGGTGTTTGATTGGTAATGTTGGCATGGTGGTAGATTTTACTTCGGCTACGCTAAGTAACCTGTTATTAATTGATATTTTTACTAGTTATAAAATAGTGAATAGAAGAAACAATACATCCGGATATTAAGCACAGAAGATGAAGAAGGCCGGCGCTGTTTGGTTTGAAGAAGCTAATGATAAGCGATAATATAATAAAAGATATTCCGGTGAATAGTTGGGCCTTATTTTTAATCTCGATCTTACCGATAAATACCAGAAAGAAGTATATACCAATCATAGCGTATATCATAGCACTTGAACCCACCACTACCCTACTGTAAATGCATAGAAAAGAAACAGCGAATGCAATGCTCAGCGCAATAACTGCAATGTGCCAGGACGAAATATATTTTTCGAGTACCCGGAACAGAAAGAAAAAAGAAATACAGTTGATCAATAAATGCATGAACCCGGCATGTTGAAATGAGTACGTTATATGCGTACTCCATGATGACGTGGCGGTATACCCCAGTTCTAAACCGAAGAACATGTATGTTAGGATGAATGAGAGGATAAAGAGGTGTTTCATAGGATTTAAATTATTTGCTAGTTTTGGAATAACCAGGTTTTATCTATTATTTGAGAAATTAAACGAATACATAACCTATCTTCTTGCGCCTTATCAAACATCAATAAAATTGGTTGTTCTACAAGAGTTGAAAGTGTATAAAACATACTATTCATTAATTCATTATCGAATTTACAAACAGTAATACTTTCAAATTTTTTGTCGCATATTTCTACTTGCTCTTTAAAATCGCAATATTCACCAATAAAATGAATGAATTGATTATTGGGGAGTAAAATAAAATAGCTACATTTTAAATTTATAGCTTTTTTTATCATACTTGCCAGATCTATTGTTGAAACTAAAATTTTCATATTGTATGAATTTATTTAATTAGCACGAATACGGTATTTTCAACCATAATTCAAGTCCTTTAATTTTAGCATAAATAAAGCCTGAATACGAATCACCTTCTATTCCTATGCTCCACTGCTCGATATGAGTTATGGTAAGATTTCCGTACTCTTCTTCTGTTTGTTCGGTACCTTTCGGCTCTTTTACAATTTCAATTTTGCCGGTTATATCGCAGTCAGTTAGCAGATCGGTAAAATCATCTTCATGAACTTTGAATTCGGAAAGAATTCTATTGTTATGTTCGCACACTTCACTTTCCCATTTCATTAATTCACTGTATGCATCATCATGCTGTTTTTGTGTTGCCATTTTATTTTTAGTTAGTAATTAATCAACTGGGAAATATCCATATTCAGGATTGAACGAACGCAAAGAACAACATTGTCGTTCTTTCTTATTTAGCCAACCGACAAGAATATCCATATCCCATTCTTGAATTTCCATAATTTCAGTATCGCCGGGAATGGCCTTGCATATTAATCGCTTTGGCATATCTTCCGCTTTTCGTTTTTCCCACCAGTTTAGTTTTCGGAAAAGGTGCGGGTACTTATCAAATATTTCATCGTTTGATGATAAATGATCAGTGTCATTTATTCTGGCGTACAGGAAAACCGAAGTATCTGCAATATTTTCTACCAAATCACCAATTTGATACGGATTAAAAGGATAGTCGGCTATTACTTCGTAGCGTGGTGTGAGTAATTGTTGTGTAGTCATAGGATTGAATTATTTATTTTCAAACATATTGTAGTCACGATTTACGAAATTATCACCTAACTGATCATTTGTATAATGGCTGAGTTTTTGAATTGATTCTTTCAAATATATTTTAGGTTGTTCCCATATATCATTGAGCCACTCAACGAAGGTTTGAACTTCTACTTTATCATATTTACCACCTGACAATAAACCAATCTTATATAAGTCGCAAAAATCTAAAGTTGCAGAAATCATATTTTTTGCAGAAATAAAATCAATAATCGGTTCAATACTAGCAAATGTTTTAAATCCTGCTTCATGAAGTTTTTGCATTGCTACAATACGTTCAGCGTTAGTATTTGCACCAGGTTCTAATATGTCATGTCCGGTAAGTGTAAATCCGAATGCAATTAATTCAGTTGGAAATTTAAACCCGGAGATTTGTTTTAGAAACGCATCTACGAAATCAGCACGTTTTGTAAGAATTTTTACAGGTATTTTTGACATGTAGCAAATTGTCATAGCTGAAAATGTCAAATCCATTGTCTCCTTTAGCATTGGATCACTGGTAAATGTGAAGAATAATCCATGTTTGCGAAGTTCTTCTATGTTTTGAAGTAATTCTTTTTCAAATACTTCTAAAGCATGAGCTTCGTTTCTAAAGCATTTCTTCAATTTGGGTTTATCTCCACCCAAAATAGATGCTCCACGTCCTTTTTTAAGATAGCAATATGTACAACCATTGCTGCAACCAACAAAAAAATTACAAGCCCAATAACTATACTCTCCTGCTTTACCGCTAGGATTATAAATTGCTTTACCATTGAATTTTTCCATATTATTAGTTATTTATGAAATTTATATTTACGTTGATGTCCTTTCGGACTATGTTTTGGACTTGGAATAAAATAATCCTGTAGTTTTTCAGGTTCACCCAGTGTGCATAGGTCCTGCATTACACGATTTTCACGTTCAGATAGTGAGTTGAGTTGATCAGCAAGTTCTTTCAATTCGCTTTTTTCAACTTGAGCTAAGTTTACAATTTGAACATCATTATCATCCAATTTTTTAGCGGCAATAACTTCACGAATAGATTTACCTATTCCACCGTCATCACCGCACACGACAACAATTACTTTTTTTTCTGACATAGTACTAGTTATTAAATTGAGGACAATTATGACTGTTGAATAGTCTGTTTTTTATTTTTAGACTTCAATGTTTCAGTAATGATCCTGCGGACTGTTCTTTCAGATACAAATCCGGAAGGTTGGTTTTCGTATACGAACCAGATAGAAGCATTGATATTTTGAAGTTCGAGGAATTTGAGTCGGAAGATGCGGTATACATCCTTTTCGAAGTCGGATTTCAGTCGAGTACGCCCACCATAAATAATGTTGCGGATATATTTAATGGAATAAAAAGACGGCATTGATAATTCCGAAATTTGTTGGAAAGACATGTTTTGATTGGCCCACATGTTGAATATTTCCGCGTTTCTTTCTGTAGCGTTTTTCATACGTTTTGTAAGTATTTGTAGTTTTAATGCTACAAATATACATCTTTTATTTAATTTGACATCGTGGGCAAATAAAAATATAGAAAAAGTATTCATTTGTATTCAATTATGTGAGTCACAATGACCAACAAACCCAAAATTATCGTAAAATGATAGTAAATAAAGACGAAGAAAAAACACCCGATGCTTCGGAAAGCTCAGCAACCGATACAGCAACCGCTTCGGCAAGCTCAGCGACCACCGATGCAGCCAATGGTTCGACAAGCTCACCAACCGGCCGTGCAGCATTACTGGCCATATTTAAAGCAAAGAATGCGGATATGACCGATGAACCAGATGATGAATCATTAATGGACTGGGCACACAAAGGAATTGGTGAACGCGATGAACTGGAAGGACGGTACAATGAACTGAACGGATCGAATGAACGCCTTGCTTCAATTGTAAGTGAAGATCCACGTTTTGCGCAATTTATTGCGATGGTAGCCGGTGGTGAAAACCTTGCATTTTCTTTAGGTAAGTGTTTCGGAAATATGATCGATAACCTGGACGATGAATCGTTGGAACAATTGCGTTCCGGACAAGAAGAGTACAAAGCTAAGTTCCAAAAAGTGAAGGATAACTTCAGTGCCTACGAAAACAACTTGAAAGCCTACGCCGAAGAAAACAAGTTGGATCCCAAAATGGTAGAACGTATCAATGATGCCATACTTGATTTGGCAGAATCATTTATTGATAGAGACATTTCGAGAGAAGTAATTGAACTTGTACACAAAGGCCTTGATGCTGACGAAGATAAAACAGCCGAATTGGAAGCTGCTAAACTAGCCGGTAAAAATGAAGCTATTGATGCAATGAAAGGCGCAAAAGGAAGTAAATCATTACTCCCAGACCCTAACGGAGTAGGTACTAATAAGGTGATTAAAAAGAAACCACTTTTTGAAGAGCCTAAGGTAATCAGTTTAGCTGAAGCATTGAAAGACAAAGAATAAAAACAATTTTAATTAATAAAAAACGTATGAAAAAGATTTTTAAAAAACTGAAAGGAAGCGGACTATTAATGTTTGCCATCTTATTGGCTTGTACTCTGTTTGGGATCACCGGAGTTGAAGCCGTTCACGCCGAAGGCGGTGCTATTACGTGGGGCGAAGCAGTTTCATTAGAGTCTGCAATGTCAGAATCTCCCGAAATTGTATTAGCCACCATAGAAAAAGAAGTATGTGTAATTAGGCCACATCTAACGCCATTGTATACGCTTGGCTCCCAACATGCAAAAGTACGAGAAGCCGGTAGTCCGTTTATCGAATACGATGAAATTGAAACCTTACCATTGATTACTACAGTAGCCACTGCATTCAGTACGGCAGCATTGACACAATCGCCAATTGATTTGGCTAACAATGATCTTGTTGCGGTAAATCAAACATTGGTATTCAAAGGTATTCCCGGCTATTTAGAAGATGGATTGACATTAGACGGAGGTTGGTTTATTGGTTATATAAAAGATAAAGACAATACAGGTAAACCGATTATTGTTCCGGTAAATGGAGTGAAAAGCGGTGCAGTAACTAATTCTATCCCCGCATTAGCAGCCACCACCGTAGTAGTACGTGGTATGCGAACAGGTTCGGAAAAGCAAAGTAGAACAGCACCTATTTCAGCTACTCCAACAAAAATGAAACAATACATGCAGAAGGGTATTTTTGAAACTGAAGAAACAACTTTCTTTCAATATGCACAAGATGGCGCATTGGTAAAATGGGGTAAAACTGAGATTACCGATTTTGCCATTTTCGAACATAAACAATCATGCGAAACTGATATTCTGTTAGGAAAAAAACGTGTTATCAAAACAGCGAATATCTATAATCAAAATAAAGTAGAAGATACTTATTTTCAAGAAGGTATTTGGTGGCAAGCCGGTCGCGACTTTTCATTACCGACAGCAGCTACCCGCGAAGATTTGATTTCGATGATGAAAACCATCTTTACCGGAAATGCTTCGAGCAATATGAAGATATTATTTGCCGGTGCCGATTTGTTGGAAACCATAAATAAGGTAGATTACAACCAAGTTATTTATCCGGGCAAACAAGGACAAGTTTTTGGACTCGATGTGCAAAAAATCATTTACGGACAATATACTTTGCTTATTTGCGACGAACCCGCATTTAATGATTTGGCAATGACAGGTAACGGTATTGTAATTGATACTGCTTATTTGAAACAATACAAACATGCATGGAGATCTATTCCGCTTGATAACCTGAAGAACGGACAAAGCGACTCACAATCGCAAGTGTTCATCGATACATTTGCTTATGTTCTCACCAACGCAAATGCACATACACGTTTAAAATTAGTATAGTCTAACCCTCAATGAACAGTGCGTAAAACTTACGCATTGTTCATTGTCATACACACCACACAATGAAAATATACAGTCTAGTAACACTTGGTAAAGAGCATACTTTGCCAATTCCTTTGAATGGAAAAAACAAGTACATCAAATTTTTAAAAGAAGCCCGTACAGATACAGAAGCTTTTTTTTCGACTCCAGACAAAACATTACAGGAAGCTATTGAAGGCAGCCAATTTTTTGAATCTGGTGGTGAGGAAAACATTAAATTGTTTTTTTCGACCGGAGAAGAAGAAACCATAACCCAAAAAGGCGAAAAACAAACCCAAAAACCACCAAAAGGAGCTAAAGAATTTGAACCTGCCGAATTTCCGGATGTAATCGAATTCAAACAAGCAAAAGACGTGCTTACCGGTGAACCTTACAACGTAGGGAAAACAAGTAAGTCGTTAGCAAGTCCTGAAGGAATTTTGGCAAAAGCCGGAGAACTTGGCATTTCGTTTCCGAATTTGAAAGTTGCGGAATAATACTTCGGCTACGCTCAGTAACCGCAGTAACCACGACAAGATCAGTGAATAATAACAATGAGGGTAAAGAACGAATTTTTTACCCTCATTTTTCCAACTACCCATTTATACTACCATGACAAAGACTTCCTTTATAGAAAAAGTTTTGGATATACTAAACGAATCGGATGCTAGTATTTTAGGAGCTGAATTGGTAGGATCGGATAACACAAATGTAAGTTCCTATATTGAAAAACTATTTCCGGCAGCATGGCGCAGAGCTGTGAAGTTATTCCCACGCAGTTGGTTTATAACAAAATCATTTTCAGATCAACCCAAAGAAGTAGATGCACCCGACGGAACCGGTTACGTATTACTACCAACCGATTTTTTGTCATTATCATCATTTAAAATGAAAGGGTGGAAACAAAACTGTTTGACCGCTTTTGAAGAAACCCCCGCTATCAATAAAAAACAATCCAACGAATACCTACGTGGAACCGTACAACGGCCGGTATGCGTATTTAGGTACATAAGCTATCAGAATACATTGCGCCAGGCATTGTATTATTACAGTTTACCACGCACCGCAGATGCTACCACCCACATAGTAGAAACAGCACTATACATACCCAATGTAACCGAAATGGGAGCAAATATTGAAATCAACTACCAGGGCATTGAACCATTGGCCTATTTATGTGCAGCTACAGTGCTGAGCAGTTTTGAAAAAGATTCAGCAGCCAAAGTATTGGAAAGTAAAATTTTAGAGATGATGTAAAATGGCTATAGTAGACGCATTGAAATATATACAAGAAGCCGTAGTAACGCTGAATGACCTGTATGATCGCTATCCGGACGGTGGTGAGTACGGTTGGTTTTCATTTGTGCGTGGCGAACAAAAGTTTTATAGGTGGGCAGATGCATTTATATTTGAAGAAATACTTTTTACAGATGAGCTTACAGTAACATCATGGTTGGATCCTTTCGAAAATGGGATTTATAATGTCACCACTTCGACAGGCTCAGTGACCGGTTCGGCAGGCTCAGTGACCCCTCCGGGGCTTACGGGTAATATTAAGCTTATTGTTTTTACCGATGGAACAGGGAAGCAATGTAAAATAGCCCAGAGTGGTGAGAATGCATATAGAATTGTAGGTACCGACTCATTTTTGCTTTGGGATAAAGATGATGTACTTCCAATTCCATGTCCACTACCCGAACCCCATAATCACCAACCCGAACCACGCAATATCAACGTATTAATTTACGAGCAAGAACCCGTACAAACCATAGATGATCTTTACATAGCCTTACCAGATGGTGGATCATTTGGGTATTATGCATTTGTGAATGACATCAAGACCTTTGCCTATTGGGATGAAGAGTTGGAAGAATGGAAATCGATAGAAGGAACTACACCAGGAGCAAAAGGAGATAAGGGTGACAAAGGCGATAAGGGTGACAAAGGTGATACAGGATCACAAGGACCACAAGGAGAAGGAGCCATTATAAAAATAAACTATCGTGGCGATTGGGTAAATACCGAACAGTATTACCATTCGGATGCAAACGGAAATACCGATGTAGTGAGAAGTACAGTAGATGGGCAAGCCTATTACTGTATGAATGATTCATTGGCCAATGAGCCAAGTGTAAATCCAGTGTTCTGGACATTATTCGTATTGAAAGGCGCTCAAGGAGAACAAGGCGTAAAAGGTGAGAAAGGCGATACCGGTAATCAAGGCCTTAAAGGTGACAAAGGTGATAAGGGCGATAAAGGTGACAAGGGTGATAAAGGAGACACCGGAGCAAAAGGAGACCAAGGCATTCAAGGAATAAAAGGCGATACCGGATTACAAGGAAATCAGGGAGTCCAAGGAATAAAAGGTGATAAAGGAGACAAAGGAGATACCGGTAACCAAGGAATACAAGGCATTCAGGGAATACAAGGTTATACAGGAGCGAAAGGCGATACCGGAAATACAGGAGCGAAAGGAGACACCGGAGAACAAGGACCACAAGGAAATAATGGCAGGGGAATAGTATCTAATGTTCGCATTACCGGTAACGGAGCAGCCGGAACAATGGACACGTACAGAATTACATATACAGATGGTAGTACTACTGATTATACTGTGATGAATGGATCCAATGGAAATACCGGAGCACAAGGTCCTCAAGGCATTCAAGGTATAAAGGGTGATAAAGGAGACAAGGGAGATACAGGAAATACCGGTGCACAAGGAATACCAGGTTCTTCAACCGAAATACTCGGTTATGCCCTATCCGATCAGGAATCAAATATTTCTGTTGGTATAAAAATAAAAGATACAATTCCCTATAACTGTACACTTACAAGCATATTATTGAGCTTATCGGAAGCACCAACAGGAAGTGTATTTCAAGCAAACATAAAGAAAAACGGAACATCTATTTTCACTACAAAGATAACTATTGACGTAAATGAACTGGATAACCTTACTGCAGCAACTCCCTACGATTTAGTAACTACACCAATACTATTTTCAGTGGGTGATAGAATAGAAATAAGTATTGATGCAGTGGGTGGAGTAAACACAGGAAAAGGCGCAATAATAAAATTCAACTTAATAAAAACATAGCACTATGAGCCAACTAAAAGGAAGAACTATCCAGTGGAATGCCGACAAAAGCGCATTCGAAATTTTGAACTACAATCCATGCCCGGTGCTGATGGGCGAACCTATACCATTTATGGGCGAAGGAATAGAATGGTTAGCCGATTATATTCCATTACCTCCTATCGAGTACGATCAACGCGTTTATATAAGAATTGATAAACAACAACCAAGTGATACTCCACATCCACAATGGCCAATGTACAAAACGTGGATAACAACCTACGACAAAGAAAAACGTCCGCTTGCTGATATTATCAAATCGATTGAAGCCGAGGAAGCCAACGCCAATGCAGCATTGCTGAAAGAAGCGGAAGAATCGAAACTATCCTTCTTTATGTCGGCTTATACGCTTGCCATTGCCAAAGGAGTAGAACCAACTGCTGAAGAAGCAAATGCAGAAAAACGACATGCCGACGTAGTGTATAAAATGGCACAGAATGCAGCCAGAAGAGTATACCTAGTTGAGCAATTCACATCAGGTAATGTGCTTGACATATCAGAAGGATTTGAGCGCGATAATATTGCCATTGGGAATACACCATTTGTAAACTAACTAATGGAAGCCGAAATTTTAGACGAGGGTTATTACAATGACCCTCGTAAAAATATACACAATATCTACGTAAAAGAGATGATAATAAATCCATTTGCATTTGTACAACCAATAAATTACACGATGGAAGCTTTTGTTGCACCGTATAACTTCAACCCGGATGCACAAGAACTAAATATAGTGAATGCTTTTGCAGCCTATCATGATGTGAATAAGAAGTATATATTCTCTGTTGGTCCTTCTTCAACTACAGTACTTCCCGCTGTAGCTGGTAGAAGTTATGCTTATGCTGAGAATGGGGGTTCATATACGACTATTGTGAGTGGTACAGTAACGTGGACAAGTAATAGTACGAAGAGGAATGTGATAGTAATTGATTATGCAATAAGCATTGTAGCTAATATACCTAATAGTTCTGTATGGGCTTATATTTCAAGTAACTGCTATTCAATAAATGCAAATAATTCAACGACTCTAAATTATATTCACTTACAGACACTAAACTGTTTGAATTTAATTGAAGATTTTGCATTTTACAACTGTTATGGATTAACTGGTAATTTGACAATTCCGAGTTCAGTTACTACAATTGGATATGTTTCATTTATAAATTGTTCCGGATTAATTGGGAATTTGATAATACCGAGTTCAGTTACTACAATTGGAAACCTTACATTTCAAGACTGCTCAGGATTTAATGGTAATTTAATAATCCCTAGTTCAGTTACTTCAATTGGAAATTTTGCATTTTGCAATTGTTCAAAATTAACTGGAAATTTAATAATTCCGAATTCAGTTACATTAATTAGAAATTATACATTTCAGAATTGTTCTGGATTAACTGGTAATTTGATAATACCGAGTTCAGTTAATTCGATTGGAGATGGGGCCTTTTCAGGATGCACAGGATTAAATGGTAATTTGACAATCTCAAATTCAGTTACTTCAATTGGAAATTCTGCCTTTTATACTTGTTCTGGATTAACAGGTAATTTGATAATACCTACTTCAGTTATTTCAATCGGAAATCTTGCATTTATTGGATGTACCGGATTTAATGGACGTTTGACGATTCCAAATTCGGTCGTTACAATTGGAAATTTAGCCTTTTATAATTGTTCTGAGTTAATTGGAAATTTAATAATACCAAGTTCAGTCACTTCCATTGGAGATTCAGCATTTTACAACTGTTATGGATTAACTGGAAATTTAACGATTCCGAATTCAATTACATTAATTAGAAATAATACATTTCAGAATTGTTCTGGATTAACTGGTAATTTGATAATACCGAGTTCAGTTACTTCGATTGGAGACGCAGCATTTGCAGGATGTATAGGATTTGTTGGTAATTTTACAATTCCAAATTTAGTTACTTCAATTGGAAATTATGCTTTTTATACTTGTTCTGGATTAACTGGTAATTTGATAATTCCGAATTCAGTTACTTCAATCGGAAATCTTGCATTTATTGGATGTACTGGATTTAATGGAAATTTGACAATACCAAATTCAGTTGTTTCCATTGGAGATTCAGCATTTTACAATTGTATAGGGTTGATATTAATTAATAATATGATATCAACTCCACAAATTATATTTTCAAATACATTTTATAATGTAAATAAAACAATACCACTTCACGTAGCAGTAGGATCACTAGCATCCTATCAAGCAGCACCGTATTGGAATGAGTTCACTAATATAATCGCTGATTTATAAATATAAACTATGACAACAAGCCCACTCCTTAAATGGACATTTAGCCTTGTAACAAGTATCGTTGCAATTATAGAACCCGCAATACCTTTTGTAACTATTTGTTTTGCAGCAATAATATGGGACTGTTGGACGGCTTATAAACTGTCGAAACGAGTAAAACTATATACCGGATTATCTACTGCTAAATTCAAGAGTAAAAAGGCAGATAAGATTATTGAAACAGGAATTAATGCTTTAGTATTTGTGGTGCTATCCATTCAGGTAAATACATATGTTACCAAGGATTTTGGAGATTTGCATTTACCAAACATTGCTGCAGCAATAGTAATAGGTGTTCAGATCGTTTCGGTTTGCGAAAACATAAGCAGTTGCAATACTAAATGGTGGGCCAGACTATTACAAAAAATATTTACAGACAAATCAAGTCGGCATTACGACATAAACGAAGAAGATATGAGTACAAAACCATTTTGGAGCAAGTTTGCTTCTCCCACTCCACAGAAGTGGAAAAAGATAAGAAACACGGCAGCTACATTTTTGGCCGTGGTAGTGGCCATCGCCGGAACATCTTCCGTATTACCGGGAATAAATACCCCGCAGTGGTTTACGGACTACGCGTGGTATATTGGTGCTGTACTGGGTGCAGTAGTGGCGTATGCGCAGAGTAAGGAAGAGGTGAAACAGTGAACAGTTAGCAGTAAACAGTAATCAGTAAATAGTAAGTTATGAGTAATGTAAGAACTTATACCGATAAGGAAATACTTGAGCGGGTAAAATCATTACCATCGTTCAAAGGATGGCCGAAAGGCATATTAGATGTATGGATAAGAAGCAACGAGGATGCATACGATCAGTTTGACGATAAATGCTACACGTTTGAATGCTATGGTGACATAAAACTTCCACGCTTCATAATGGTATGTACCGGTACCACCAATGCCGGACAGTATGGATTAAAGCATTTTGAGGAATACAACTCAGTGGGGTGCGCTGTATTGAAATCGGACACAATTGTGTATGACAGTCACAAATACGGACTACACAAAGGAAAACAGGCTTTTGTGCAATGTAAAGGATTTCCGTACTTCAGAGATGCTAACCGAAACGAACATGCCGAAGAAATAGGAAAAGAGTGCAACGACATTATTGGTGCCAATTGTCATCGGGCCGGTATGAACTCTACCATTATCGCGAATTGGTCGGTAGCATGTTTAGTTCGGAATAATTTGGATCAGTTTATGGCCTGGTTGAATTTTATGGATCGAAAAAGTTTATCAGTGGTAATACTAAAAGAATTTTGATATGAAAAATACAATTATCATTTTATCGATTGTGATTGTAGCAATGGGTGCAGCGTGGTATTACTCCATGAAAAAAGACCCATTGCCGGTGCAGACTATTCAGCCGGTAGTAGTTGAGAACCTGAGCAAGGTAGATTCGCTACAGAAACAATGTGCTATCAGGGATAGTCAGTTATTGAAAATTGGAAATACATGTTTCTTGCTGTACGCCAAAAATGGCGATTTAAAACTCAGATTAAAGCAGTCGGACACAGAAGTAGATACTTTACGTGCGAGATATGACCGTAACCATACGCTTGAGCAATGCGATTCATTGGTGACAGCTCAGCAATATAATATTCAGAAGAAAGATAGTGCCATAACACAGTTGGACAGTACCATTACAACACAGAAAACAACACTTTTTTTACTCAAGCAAAACAACAGCGATAAAGACTCCGCCATAAGTTTATTGAAGCAGTCCGTAGCAACTATGACTACCGACATAACCGCACTTAATTACTATCGTACCTGGTGTAATGATCACCCGTTTAAAAGGTGGTTTATAGGTATAAAAAGGAAATGATTGTGTGATTTTTTTTCATAGTATTAGATTGAGTAGCGGAATCCCCTCGTTGTGAAACGCGGGGATTTCATTTTTGTCTGAATCAGAATTTACAGGATGATTGAATTTACAGAATAAAAATTGTCTGAATCAGAATTTACAGAATTTTAGAATTTACAGAATAATACCACCCCTAAATCCACTGAAGGGTACTTGAAGAGTGCAAAGAATAGAATATGTACAGATTAATAAGAAACATTGAATTATGGAAAAAGTAATATGTGATGAATGTAGCAAAATTTTATTTGAAACGTGGAAAACAAGTAAAGTATCAATTGGAATAGAAGCCCAACAAAAGGGGTTTATTTACAAAAATGCGTGTTTATTTTCTACTAAATACAGTTCACTAATCTTCTGTAGTGAAGAGTGTAAAAAAGTATTCTATCAAAAAAATATACCAAAAACAGAGCAGAACATAAAAATTCAGGAAGTTTTGGAAGATATGAAAAAAGATATTCCAAAAATGGCAAAGGAATGTTGTGAAGGCCTTGACCAAATAAGTAAGTTTTTGAAACAGAAATGACAACTGAACAGATAATACAAGAGAATGCCCGCAGGAATGCAGATAAGAAGAAAGACTATGATCCGGTATCAGGTCTGAATTGTTGCGGGGATAGGTTTGTATTACAGGTTGCGGATAAGAACCCACGGACATTTTATATGCCGGTGGAGATGGAAAATCATCCGGCGATACTTATGCTGAAAAAACATGGAAGCATTGAAAAAGCATTACGTGAAAAGTTGAAGCATAAACCGTCACAGATAGAAATTGATTTTTTTTGGTTGAAAGTATGCGAAGAACGATATAAATGGGATTTTGAATTTTATGCAGTAACATGCGAGACAATACCTGACAAAGAAACGGCAGAGTTAGGGCCTTTTATTTTGAACCCGGCACAAAGAATGCTTCTAATAATTATAATGGGAGATATAAATGCAGGGATTCAAATACTTTTGCAAATTCTGAAAGCAAAACAAATGGGTTTTTCTACATTGATACAGATGATTATGAAATGGATTCAAACCATTCATAGGAAAAACTGGAATAGTGTAGTTTGCGCCCATACAAGAGATGCAGCCATTAATGTAAGGTCGATGTATGAAAAATCAATTTCAAATATGCCGGCCATAAATGGTGTAAAGTTTAGCATCCGAGGATTTGGAGGAACACAAAACATAAAAGAACTTCCTGAGAGAGGTTGTAGAATAACTGTAGGATTTGCGACAGAACCCGATAGTGTACGATCGCAAGACGTAAAAATGATTCACTTTTCGGAAGAAGCATTTTATCCATCGACAGAAAATAATAATCCGGAGTCATTGGAGGGAACTATTATTTCATCTTCAACAAGTGGTCCATATACCATGATAGCACGTGAAAGTACAGCCAATGGGGTCGGCGATTTTTTTTATGAGCAGTATCAAAAAGCAAAAAAAGAAGAAACAGCATACAGAGCCATATTTGCACCATGGTTTATGCTGAAAATGTATGAAATAACTTTCGACGGTAGTTATTACATGCATAATGGCCGAAAGAAAAAGGGAACGGTAGCCGAGTTCATTTCTACAATGACAGATTATGAATGGAACATATACAATAATAATTCAAAAATAAAAATTTGTACCCTTGAAAATTTGAACTGGAGACGAATGAAGGCAGCCACTATGCCGAGCGAAAGCAAGATGAAGCAAGAGTACCCCAGTGATGATATAGAAGCGTTTCAAGATTCAGGTAGTCCGGTATTTAAAGCCGATGATATTGAGAAACTTCGTCCGGATTGTTGCCCACCGGTGGCAGTTGGTACCATGAGTTCGAAATGTGCACCCGAAATAGCCGTAGTAGAACAAAAGCGCCGAAAAGAAATATTACAAGAAGTAAACTTTGTAGAAGATACGGAAGCCACCAACTTTGTGTTGAATGGTGATCAGAAGCTACGTTTCCACAAAGGCGTGAATAAACTGCATGTATGGGAATACCCGGACACAGTTCAGAAAATAAGTAACAGGTATGTAGTAGTATTCGATCCACAGCGCGGAACAAGCGAAGGAGCTGACTACGGTGTGATAAAAGTTTTTGATAGATACTGGATGATGTACGGCGAAAAACCGTACGTTGTGGCTTTATTCTACGGGCATATTGACAAGGATATTACTATCTGGATAGCTGCACAGATAGCCAAGTATTACAATAATGCATTGTTGGTAGTAGAAAGTAATACCTACGACAGTACAGCAGATGGAGACGAAACGGAATTTATCTTCGATACCATAGCAGAGTACTACAATAATATGTACAGCAGAACGCCGGCTGACAAGATACGCGAAGGTGCGCCCATAAAATACGGTTTTAATACCAATAAGAGTACCAAGCCAATGGTAATTAATAACTACATAGCCATTTTGCGTGAGCAGGGATATGTAGAGCGAGACGAAGAAACATTGAATGAAGCACGAACCTTTGAGACAAAGAAAGACGGTAAGACAGGCGCAAAACAAGGAAAACACGATGACCGGATTATGGCCACTATGATAGGATTGTATATTTGCTATGAATTACCTATTCCGGCAAAAATAAAAGTAGTGAGTGGAGTGAAGAGTAAGAAAATGGCGTGGTAATGCTTCGGCAAGCTCAGCAACCTATTTGATAGTGTAAAGTGTATAGTGTAAAAAAGAAAAGCAACGTGATTACGTTGCTTTTTTGTTATAAGGAATAAGTATGTTTACTCTGCTTCTATAAAATTTATATTTTTGATATCTTCGAATATACTATTTACTTCATTATAATTGCCTACAACAATAGTATCAAAATATTTTTGAATATTCTGAACTTCTTCAACAAATAAATCATAGTCATTGATTTTTTGATATTAATACAGTAAGGTTGTTCTCCAATAACTCTTTTGAAAAGAGCATATACACATACCGGTTTATCTAAAATATCAATAGATAAAATAAAATCATAAGGTTTTAACTCAGGAATATTTTTGAAAACAAAATTATCTTTTTCTTGCATAATAATATTGATTAAATTGTAGTTTTTACGCTACAAAGAAAAACAAATAAATTGAATTATTCAGTTTTAGGAGTAGAATTTTTCTTTTTCTCCACTTTGAAAAGATGATCGATCACCTTTCTGTTGGCTTCAGATATCTTTTTTATGTTGCGGTTTACATAGGTTGCAGACATACCTTTTATTTTACGCCCCTGTGAGATTTCAATGATAGGATCAGGAATATCCAGTTCGCCGGCAATAGTTGCCCACGAGTGACGCCCCCAGTAAGCGGTAATGAATGGTAGAACAAATTTTATGTTTGTATTCATACGCCTTTCAACATTTTTATAATCGTCGGTAGAATAAGTGTCCATAAAATCGAGTAAGTATTTTTTACCGGGGTAACGACTTATTATTTCCTGAGCTTCCGGTTCAATACGAATAATAATAGGTTCGTCGGTTTTAGCACGAAGTATGGATAACTGACCACCCCTGATATCGGATTTTTTCAAAAATAGCAAATCTTTCAGGTTTAGGCCACACAAGTAGAAGGATAGAAAAAATAGATCGACGTAGCGTTTTACGTTTGGAAATTCAGAAGTATATTTATTTGCATTTTCTTTCAGGTCGGCATAAAACATTTCATAGTCGAAATTCAGCATATAGCGTAAATCCTTCAAAGTGATATTTCTATGTTTCGTATTAGCTTCTTTAATTTTGAACTTACGGAATGGATATTTATCCGGACTAATTAAATCACGATCGATAGCATCATTGAAAATAGTACGAATGGCACGAAGGTAATTTCCCTTTCCATTAGTAGACATACCCGTTTGATCGCAAAAAATTTCAAAATCTTTCAACCACCCCACAGTGATATCCGAAATAAATATATTTTGGATTTCACAAAATGCTTCCACTTTTTTGAGCATAAGCCGGTACTGATCGGCCGAAGACTTGGAAGTATATTTTTTTAAGTGGTTTTCGGTGTAGGTTTTGAAATGCAGTTTCATGCGGTCCACCTTATCCAGTTCATCATATCCATCAGCACCCGATTCGATAAAACGTTTTATTTCGGTACCGGTTTGGAATTTCGTTTTGAGTAGTCCACGCATTTGCAGATCCTCGAGCACATTTTGTGTATATTCCAGTTTTTGGGATATGATGTAATTCATCATAGTGGCCTTTGGTAAGCCAATGATTTTACCCAGAAGGAAATTTTCCTGCGGAACATCAATACCGGTATTTACATAAAAGGCCTGGTTCTTGAAGTTGAACCTGATTTTTACGGAGAATTTGCCATTCGCTTTCGCCCGGCGTGTTTCTAGTATGACGGCTAATTTCATGCTTATTGCTTCAGGATAACCGGATGAAGATAAAGATACTTTTTGAAAATCGTACAATTGATTTGTCGCATTTTGTCGCAAATTGTCAGTGTTTGCCAATTCGTTTTGAAAATTTCTTGTACATAGTTGTTTTTTGGACATAAAAAATAAGTGGTTTAAAGTTGGAATTAAAAATTCTAATCAACTGTAAACCACTTATATAAACTACGTTTTTCAACTTGTCGGGGTAGCGGGATTCGAACCCACGACCCCCTGCTCCCAAAGCAGATATATAAGGATTTAGTATGTTGATTGTAAGATAAATACTACATATAGTATTTGTTTTGTACAGAAAATCGTACAATAGTATTATTGAAAATGTGCTGTCTTGAAAATTCCTTGTACATTATTTGCTTAGGATTTTGTTCAGTAATTTGGTTTGTGCGCTGAGCTGTTTGTTCATTTCAGAGAGTTGTTTCTGTAAAGATTGCTCAATTTGCTGTCCGGATTGATCTTCTCCAAACAGAAAACCTACAGTAACATTGAAGTAAATTGCTGTTTTTTCGATTTTATCTGAAGGCATAAATGTAACCTCATTTAGATAATCATCCAACGTGCTGCGAGAAACGACAAGATAAGCAGCAAAATTGGTTTTACTTGTTTTCCGATCCCGGATTAGTTTTTCAAGATTTTTTCCAAACATATGTTTATACATTAATTATTGTAATATTTCTATTTTGGGAGTATTATTCCACAAAACATAAATAAATATCAATTCGCTTAAAATAAGTAGAACTACAGGAATAAATGACATTGAAAAATAGATTGATATAATGCTAAGTATTAATACAAATGAAAAATGAAAAGATACCATTATTCTGACTGAATAATTTTTGTCTTTATCATGATAAGATTTTGTTACAATTTTTAAAATAATGTATATAAAAAAAGCAAAACAAGATTCAAATATGCATAGATACTTGAATAATTCGCCAATCTCTGAAACGATATATGTTGATGTTTCTTTTTGATATAAAAATGCAGATCCTATAACTAAAAAAAATCCCAATATCGTCAGAGGAAAGTCCAATTTTGATTTCATGTTATTAAAACTTTAAATTTACAATTACATTTTTTTTACACACACACTTCCAGACAATAATGCATCTATCATTTCCTGCTTTTTATCCAACTCTTTTTTGAACCACTCGATATCATTCCTTTGGTCATGATTCTGTTTTTGTAATTCTTCAATAATTTGCATTTGACTCTTATCTGGCTTTTTGTACTCAGTTGGTAAATCAGCAACAGATGAATGAATTTTATTGCTCTTAAGCATTTCACCTTCATCCAAAAAAAGCCAATTAGCGTCTAATTCTGGGTAGGTATATAGAATTTTTGATATATTATCCTGAGATAAGGACCCTCTTTTGCGAGCTTTACCAATCAATCCGTTAGAAATGCCGACTTCTACAGTAAGTTTATTGTCATTTAAACCCTTGTATTCCATGAATTTGTCTAGTCTATCAAAAAAATATATCATTTTTTCTATATATTATTTGGTTAGTATATCAATATTTCTATATATTTGCACCATATAATTATAACTAATAACAAAACTTATACAGCATAAGTTTATCAACAGGATTTAAATTAAAAAAAATATATAAGTGTCTATCTGGTATGAGAAACATATAAATAGCACTAATAATACAACTTACAACGCTAAATAATTTACAAAAATACAAAAAATGAGCATAACTACAACACAAAGAGTAAAAATAGTGAGTAAGCCATCACTATCAAACACCTTAAAATCAATAGAAATAGGTGTTCCAACGCTATTTAGCACAAATCAATTTAAGGTTCAATTAGCTCGTGTGGCTGCTTCTGAACTGAAAAGAAAAGAAGGATATGAATTTACTGTATCAGAGGACGGTATGGTAGATGAGTATATAGTGACCTGTTTGGCCAAGCCAAAACCTAAAGTAAAGAAACAGCTACCATGAAAGACTTCAAAGCAACTCTTTGGGCAATAGTTGACAAAAATGAAAATGTTTACTACAGCACTTTATAAAGAGTAAAAAAAGAGTGTATAGGTAATTTCATTAGTGGAACTTCACTTACCTGGGAAGAAACAAAAAAATACGGTTGGAAGTGCATTAAGGTTGATGTACAGATACAATCGGCTAGTAATAAACAGAATTAATACTACTCACATGGAAATAACCACCATACAACAACGTACTTATACGCTATTTGGCAAGGAGGTAGAGCCTGGAACATTACTCTACTCGCTATGCGATAAGTACTACGCGAAATTCGGGATGTTGGAAAAAGACATAGAAACCGAAAAGGACAACGAACGGCGCAACCTAATGCGCGATATTGAAGAAGGCGTATGGTTTTGCGAATTCAGAAGCGATGATGTTAACCTACGACGTGAAGTGATGCTTGAGAACTTTTATGAAACCGCACAAGAATTACCGATATGATAGCTACACCCCCAGAAGTTGAACCAGTAAGTAGGTATTCGATAGCTGATACCGCAATAAAACTTGGAGTAAGTAAGCGAACAATAGAGCGATACATTAAAGCCGGAACGCTAAAAGCTCAATATAGGAAAGCAAATAAAAAACCATTTGTAACAGGATTGGAAATAGTGAAAGCATGGCAAGCAACTTATTAAACTCATGCTTCGAATCCGCTTACTTCGACTACGCTCAGTAACCAGACTTCGACAAGATCAGCGACCGAACCACTACAAACTAAATAATCATATTATGGGAGATCTATTTTCAACTACAGAACCCGCAAAGCCAAAGAAGAAAATATTCTACAAAGGCAAAGGCGGTAAGTTTTCGGACAAAGAAACAGCCCGAATAACGGCAATAGAAGCAGAAAATGCC